GCTGGTACCGTCCTTGCCGCCCCCACCCGAGCCGCCCACTTTGCCGCCCCCACCGCTCTGCGTTACGTTGGCGCTGACGTTCCCGAGCCAGAGCAGGTTGCCCGCAACCCGGTTCACGCCGTACACGATTGGTATCGGGAGGTTGTGCGCGATGGTGTTGTAGTACACGTCCTGCTGCTTGTACTGAGTGCCGCCCATCCGCGCGCCCGGCGGGTCCACGGCGGAGCCAACCGCCATGCCGATGGACGAGCCGAGCATCGCGCCGCCGACGGTGTTGCCCCCGAAGTAGCCAAGGATGCCACCGATAATCCCGCCCACGACTGCGCCGATTGTTTGTCCGGTGCTACCCACCGTTTTCTCCCAGATAGCGCATCAGCGCATGCGCCCGCGCGCCCCGCACAAAGCACTTGGCCCAGGCCCGTTCCCGAAGCGAACTGTCGATGACGCCCCGGCCTTGCATGCATTGCAAGAACCGCAGGTCGGGTGTCGTCGAGATCACGACCCCGATATGCTGCACCCGCATGCTGCCGGTGTTGGGAAACAGCACGCCCAGCCGGAACAGCACGCAGTCGCCTACCAGCAGCTCGCCCACGCTCGACAGCACGATGGAGTGCCGCTCGACGCCTTCCAGGTACAGCTCGGTCTGCGCGTGGACGTGCCAGTTGGACGGCATGAACTTCTCGGTGTCCGGGAAGTCGTCGCAGCCCGCCGCGCGCTGCACCCAGACGACCAGGCCAAGGCAATCGAATCCCTGCGACGGGACGCGACCGTTGTGCAGGAACTTGACGCCCCGCACCTTGGCCGCCTCCTCGCGGAGCCGCGCTTCGTACTCGGCCCGCGTGGTCACTTCTTCCCCCCACCACCAGCCGATGCGAGCGTCGGCATGTCGATCTGCAGTCCAGCCCGAGGGATAGTGGGGAAGCCGCCGTAGTTGACGTAGTTGTAGAATTTGCTACAGCAATCGCTGACGGTTTTTGAACACCCGCGTTCCACTCGGAAAATGTCGCCGCTGTTGATCGTGTACGGGAACGGGATACGGACTTCGACCGCGGCACTGTTTTGATGGTGGGCAATGACTTCCCGTGCTTGCCCACTATTGCTTCCCGTCTCCATCCACAGCGTACCAATCGGTCCCCACCACCCCTCGTCTTGCCAGGTGAGCTTGAGCGACCACAGCGTCCACGTTGCAAGCGCCGGATCAGGAGCGGAAACGGTGGTGCCGGTTACGATGTTCCAGTCGAGGTTGCGCGACGCCGTACACCACGTGTCGTACAACTGGTAGTTGCAGATCGAGCTGAAGATCCGCCGGGGCACGTTGACATGCATTCCATCGAGCCACGAGCGGATCGAGAGCATGAGCTTCGATTGATCCAGCACTGGCTCGTCCATCCGGCCGTCGAACAGGACCATTGCCTGGCCACTGCTTACATCGCCGCGCCGGAGCTTGTAGATCACGAGCCGCCGCCCAACGAAGTCCGTCGCGATGATCCTGTCGGCCATCGCCAGGTTGACGTTGTCAATGGAAACGGACACCTCGTCGCATTCCAGCTCCGACGATGTACGAATCTCTCCGCGGGAAATCCCCATCGCCCACCAGGTCGAACCGCCGAACGTCACGTCCACGTCGCTCTGGGCGTACCGCAGCGTCTCCGCATCGAGGAACGCCTGGTACAGTTCGATCGGGCGGTTCTTGACTTCTTGCGACCAACTTTGGACGACACTTGGTGTATCACGTGACATTAATAATATCCTTTGTTTTCTTAAAGATTACGAATGACATTCGGTAATTCCCAATCCTACAGTTGTGAGCATTGCCATCATAAAGTCGATATTGTAGGTATCTTCACTAAACCGACCCATAATTGCTGGACAGACCCAAGCTCCAATTCCAAAACTCCCAATGGAAATAGCAGAAACGGTTATTGTTGTTGCATTTACAACACTTCCAACGGTAAAAAATCCATAACTTCCATTTGAATCTTCAACATAAAACTTATTCCAATGCGATGCCGGATTCGATGTAAAATCTTGCGTCTGGTCTACTATTATTTGAAATGAGCCAAGATATGTTGCCGACAATCTGGTCATGATGTTCCCATACGCTGGTGCAAGAAACGTCCCATATGCACCACGTTGTCGCATATAGAATCGCCAAATATCCTGAACTTCATCTGTTGTTAATGCACCTCGTTCGAACTGGTATTTGAATGTTACTCGGGAAGTTTCCCACTTGCTTCGACGTTGTTCGGCACCACTTTCAAATTCCGTAACTAATGTTTTCCATTGTTCGGAAATCGTTGCCTGCGATGGACGCCACATCCAAACTGAAGAAACCGGTCCAATGTAACCCATTATGCCGTCCTCTGGATTTGCCGACGAATCGCCCGGTTCCCAGCAAGTGATTTAATCACATCATGAATTACTACTTGTGATCCACGTGCAACACCTGATGCAATCATTGCCTGTAAATCTTCATCACGTGTAAGGCTAATTACCGTAACATCTGCCCGAGCTGGTGCCGCAATCTGTTGCTTATGTACTTGCGGTGCCGGCGGTGGTGGTGCATTGACAAATCCACCACTGGCAAAATGTTCGATACCCTTCATCGGAATCAAATGATAGCCAGCTTGTTCGGCAAGTTCTTTCATGCGGTCCTGATTCGTCAATGGCAAGACCAACTCTGGTTTACCACCTTCACCAAGTTCGGCAAATGTCGAACTTGTTACAAGTCCGCCAGTGGCAAATTTTCGATTCCGACCGGATATTGCATGCATAAAATCTTTTGGACTTCGATTGGTCAATTTCGCTAAGACATTGACCATCGTACCAATAACTTCTCCCTCTTCACCCTGCATTCCAGTCTGTTCCATTGATTTCGGAACGAAGATTCCAAGTTCTGACTCACCACCTTCTCCCATACGTATATGTTTTGTTGCACTCGCTTTGATTACACCACCGCGTGCCACGTCCTTATTGTGAACAATTTGTCCTTGAACAATATACGTCGGACATGGTTCGACATGAAAATTCCAGATTGCACAATCATCAGAATCTTTACGCTGTATCTCAAGAATAGATTGTCCGGAAGCTAATATGTCTCCGCGGTGTAGCTGTCCAGCTTCAATCCATTGTCCGGTCTTTAGAAGAAATAGATGCTGCGACGTACAACGAATATTTCGGTCATTAAATGATATAAGTACAATTCCCCGAGAAAGAAGCCCATTTCCCGCGTCATGAAATAATCTAGTTACCGTACCTTCAATAAATATATTGCGCACTTCATCCCACGAACCAACTCGGTCACCAATGACAATTTTCTCTATTGGCTTTTCTGTCCTATCCGCCATCGTCACCAACATGCCACGCAGGAAACATCTGCCTCCACCATCGCCACCTGTGTCAGTACCTGGACCGCCCTTATTGTGAACGATCTGCTCTTCGACGATATACGTTGGACACGGCTCGACGTGGAAGTTCCAGATTGTTTTATCATCTGTGATATTATGCAATGAAATGGAATCAACAGTTGCACCAGATGCAAGTTCAGTCCCCTTGACGAGAGAGCCTGCCTCGATCCACTTCCAACTTGCCAAGAGAAACGGGTGCCGTGGCGTGCAGCGAATCGTTCGGCCATTTGTCATAGACACTTCAACAATTGTCCGATAGGGAAGTTCTTCGCCTGTCTTGCTGTAGAGTGTCACTACAGTGCCATCGGTGAAAGCACGCTCTACCTCGTTCCAGGACCGAACGTAGTCCCCAATGGCAATCTCTTCGACTGGTTTTTCTGTCCCATCGTGCATCGCAATGCGAGTCCCACGCAAGAAACAATCATCGGCTTTATTGTGAACGATCTGCCCTTCGATCACATACGTTGGACACGGCTCGACGTGGAAGTTCCAGATAACTCGATCAATTGATTCCTGCAGTGAAATATCAACTATGACATTGCCAGATGCGAGTTGCATACCGACTGTGAGATGCCCAGCTTCAATCCATTTACCATCTGCGAGCAAGAAGGGGTGCCGCGGCGTACAGCGAATTGGCGTGCAGCCATCAACTGTAATAACTATCACCGATCGAGTTTCTAGTTCTTCACCCGTCTTGCTGTAGAGCACCGCTACAGTGCCCGGTGTGAACGCGTGTCGTTCTTCGTCCCACGAGAGCACATGATCACCGATAATGATTTCCTCAATCGGTTTCATTGTCCCGTTTACCATTGTCACGCGAGTACCGCGCAGGAAGCAGTCTTCTCCCCCTCCAGCACTGTTCCTACCACTATCGGTATCAGTTGGACTATCTGGGGTACTGGATGGACTAGGAGCACCCGCTTGGTTTCTGCTACTCTCGGGATCGGTTGGAGTTGGATCTGGAGCTGGCGACGGCGGACCTCCCAATCCCATAGTCGTGGGGTCTGGAGTCTCTGGGTCTTTTTGTGTTCTTGACGGGTCGTTTCTCGTGCCCCATCCGGAAGACTGTGCCGGTCCCCAACCAGGAGAATACCCGCCTGCGGTGCGAGATGGTGTCGTGTCCTTAGCTTGATTTTCCGGTTCTCCCGTGAGCGCACTTATACCCGTTGGGGTGCCACCGTACGTGAGTCCGCCCGCTACTGCTCCCTTCGGTCCAACACCACCCGGTGCTTCTAAACCCAGCGCTGTATCGCGCGCGGCCTGCGCTGCCGCGCCTTTGACGTTACCCTCGTAGTCATACGAGGCTTGCACATCCGCCGCAGTCGGCACGCCGTATTCTGGATTTGCTTCGTACCCACTTGTCAGCAATCCCGACGCAACCCGCATTCCCAAGACGCCCGCCAGCGCTTGTGGCCCCATAAGCGATGCCGCCGCCATCATCCCTTGCGCCATGGTCGAGTCGAGCGTGCCAAATCCTGGTGTCTGTCCCTGCCCGGTCCCGATGCCGGACCCGCTGCCGCTCGGGCCTTCTCCTGCAGTGCCCGTGCCGTATACCTTACCCTTGTTCTGCCACGCGTAGCTGACCGGCGTCCAGCCACCTTCGGGTGTTCCGATGTATATCGTCCCATTCCAGACTCGGACATTTGGCTTATTGGCATCATATGTTTTTCCTGCTACTGCTAGCTCTGCGAGTACCCGAAGCTTCTCACTTTCCGATAGCCCGCGGAAATCACCGAAGGGCAGATTCGGTGTCTTCGTTGGAGTTATACTATCAAGTGACGCGAGCACTTCGGCACGCGCTTCCGGCGAAAGCGAGCTTAACTGTCTAAAGTTCAGCACTGCTTCTGCGCCTCTCTCACCCATCAGCGCCATTGTCGGCTTTGTGATCAGGCCGCCCTGGGCATAACTCGCTGATGCCATTGACATCGAGTTCGCAGACCAATCCTGCCACGCAGCACTGCTCGTGTCCCCATTCCATCCACTACTACCGCCACCAAACAAACTCGCTAGCCAGCCGAAAATCCCACCGCTTCCACCACCACTACTCGCGCTCTTACCTAATTGACCCCCGAAAATCATAAGCAGAGGAATTACCACCATCAGTGCTTTGCTGAAGGCACTCATAGCCTTTGTTGCTTCTTCTGATGCTTCCTTTTCATCTTCATATCTAATTGCATTGCTCCCAGTTCCGGTCTCGAAGAGTATCCCACCAGACTGGGTCACCGTTGTTGCCGGTTGTGCCTGCCCGACACCGAGAATATTGTTCGGATTTTCAAGTCCCGTAAGACCACCGTATGCCAATTCCCGTACGCCCGCAAGACGAAGTAATTCGACCATTCGCTTCTTGTTGCTGAGCGGCAAGACAACTTCTGGACCGGCTTCACCAATGATCACCGGTGTCGCGTCAGTGAATAACCCACCCTCGGCAGCTACCGTAAATGCCCCAGAACCAATATACGGAGAAGACTGATTTGCGATTGGTCCAGCAGCGTTTGCAAGTGCACCAGTGCTACTGTTACTTGCCGCAGTTGACAATGCCGTAGCTGCAAGACTAAGTTCTGCTGCCGCTGTACTCAACGCGGTCATTGTTGCAGTGGTTATCGTGGACATTGAAGACATTGCCGTTGTGATTGCCGTTGCGGCAGTCGTTGCAAATGTCTGCAATGCAGTTTGCGATGCAATTTGTGCCGACTGTGTCGCTTGTGCTATTTGCCCCGTACTGTTCAGTGCCGAGACATCACCTGCAAAAGATGCCGTTAGACCACTCGCCTGGGCTTTGGCATTCCGTCCATAGGTTTGATTCCAGGTATCCATTGCACTACTAGACGTTCCAGTGACACCTGGTAGTGGTTTCGTATCTGAAGTAGCTTTGTCACTACCGAAGAAAAGTTTTTTTGCACCATCGAAGAGCATCCCAAGCCATCCACCACCTGCCGCACCACTACTTATCTGACCAGATCCTTCCTTCGTCATCGATTTTTGAATATCAGTCGTCTGGTCTGTAAGCATTCGCTCAAACGGCTGAAAGAGATAATTTGTAAGCATCTTCGATGCCGAGTTAGCATATCCCTTCCAGAGATTATTCCAGAATGCTTCCCACCCCTTCCCTTCTCCAGTCATTAAATCGGACAACCCTTGTTGCACAACATTCTTTGCTTCACCAAGTGCATCTGCCATTCCTTCTTGGAGAACTCGTACATCTGAACGCTGATATCGTTCAAAAGAAGCACGTTCTTCTAGTTGCCGAACTTTCTCGGTATAGCCTTCTTCAAAAACAATTCGTTCGAGCTGGAATCGTTTTTCAAGCTCAAGAAGATTTTCATTGAGTTGTTTTCGTGACCAAATTTCATCTTGAACCAGTTTTTCACCAGTTACTTTTGCAATTGCCAAGTTTGCCGCTTGAGTCGTTTGCATGGTCTTTCGCTGGTATTCTGCACCAGTATTGACATTTTGTTTCATCTGCGATAGATAAACTTCCCACTGATTGGTATTTGTTGTTGTACTCATTTGGGCAGCAGCTGACTGCTCTCGCTGCCCAACTAACGTCTGCATGAGTTGATTTTGTTGTGCGGCAAGATCAGCTTCACGCTGCATACCTTCTATTGTCAGGGCAAGTTCTGCATCATTATACTGTGCTCGTCGCTTGAGACGATCATTTGAATATTTTTGTTCTAGTATGTTTAGCGCTTGATAATGTTCTGCCGTCCATTGTCGCTCCCCAATATATGTTTTATTGATTTGTGCTCGTTCTTTTGCTTCCGTATCGGTCAGTCGCTTTATATCTGCTTCGAATGTTGTCTTATTAAATGCCTGCTGTGCACTGAGTGCATTTTGATACATTGCCGGTGTCGCTGCTTGCTGCGAAGCACGCTGAATCGTTCCTCCACTTATTTGCCGGACTTCTTCGCGTGCTTGCACACTTGCAAGTCGTGATTCCTCTTCACGCATCTTAAAAGGAAGTGGAATATCGATTTCAAGTTTATTTGCTCGGTCTTGTGCTTGGAGATAGAAGAGTGTCCATTGACTTTCGTGGATTTTTGGAATTGCCTGAATATCCAACCATGCAACTTCTGTCTTTGGACCCCATTTTCCGAATTCAGCTTTCTGTGCTTCCGCCAAGTTCGCTGCTGCTTGAAGCACTTCTTTATCTTGTTTTTGTTGCAGGGATTGTGCACCACCAGCAAAGACAGTAGCAAATCGCTCTTGGTAATTTTGAATTCCAGTTGATTGCGATTGAAGCTTCTGTTCTGCTATTGCCTGTTCAGCAGTAGTAATTTTTTCACGTATAGCAATTTCTGCCTGTGCTGCCTGATTCTCACGAACAGCGATATTGTATCTCTTTTCAACTTCATTCCAGAATTGTTGCAGTAGTTCTAATCCTCTTCTATCTGCAGCGGTAATTTTTTGCCGATTCTGAACACTTACTTGCGCCTCTTTAACTTCTTTTATTCTGGCATCATTTGTTAATGTTTCGAGTTGATACCTGTCCGCTGTCGTTTTTTGACGGAGAACATCTGATACAACTGATGTACTTGCTGTTTTATTTGCAAGCTCCTGTTGTTTTTGTATTCGATCAATTTCTTTTAACGTATATTCCGCGGTTGGTCCTTGAACTGCAGGTTCCAAACCAAGTGTCGCCTGTCGGTTCGAAAACTCCTGAAGTGAATGCTCCTTTGATGCAGCATCAATAATTTCCTGTGCTTGCCGTCTCGTAAATTCTGCATCTGGCGGTTGAGGTTCTGTTAATGAGTAACTTTCAGCTCGTCGTGTTTTTGTATATTGTCCAAACGAAGTACCAGCAACCCATCCCTTAAACTTAGACCACAATGATTCGTTAACTTCACTTAATGTTCCAGCTAATTTCCAAAGCTGTTTTCCAAGATACTCAAATACTTCTGGTGGAATTAAAAACATTGATTGCTGCTGAACTTTCTGACCTTCTTTAAGTAATTCGTCTATTGTTACAGTTGGTACATCTACCTCTCCTTGCCGACGAACCGCTTCTTCTTGTGAAAATTGTCGCTGAAGTGATAATCGTGTTCCAGTTCGTTGTGCAAGACCCGGATTTGCTGCAATTTCTACTGCAGCTTTATGCTGTACTTCTGCAACTTTGACCATATCCGATGCAGCTTTTTCAAGTAACTTTAATACATCTCGCAACTGACTATCAAGTGTTCGTTGTTCTATTGTAAATTGACGTTCTTGAACACCACCGGCACCCCATTCGGCACCATAAACCCCTGCAGTTGCTTTTCGTCGTTGTTGAAGTGCCACTTCAAGTTCTTCAGATGTCACGGCATGTTCAATATCAAATTCCGATTTTTGCACTCCAATTTGCGCAGCTTTCAAATCTTCTTGCGCAAGTTTCAGTGCCGTAACTTCTCTTGTAACTCCTGGTAAAGCCCGCATATAATCGCCAGCAGCTTTTGCACTCTTCTGAAATTCCGTTTCCAGCCCCATCAGGCTTCTGATCAAATTTGAAAAATTATCAATTGTTCGTGTATAGAAGTTCTTTTGTCGTTCTGCTATTTCTGCATATGCGGTTCCAATTTTATCGAGTTCTTGAATCATCCCTTCGTAATTTGCCCGATCCTTCATTCGAGTAATTGCAACGAATCGTGTAGCAGCTGCAGCAGCTTCTTGATATGCAGCACCAATATGAGTAATAACTGTCGCAAGACCAGCAAGTGCTAGAGCACCTACAGCAATCACTGCACTTGTTGGAATAAATGCCGTTGCAGCCCCAAGTTTACCAAGAAGTCCAGTTCCTTCACTGGCTTCTTTCATTGCATTTGCAGCTGCTTTTGCATTAATAAGGTCACTGGCACTAGCACCAACAACTCCACCTTCTTTTAATAATGCAACTGCTTTCACTGCTTCGCGCATCTTCATGAAATTGTTTAGAACACTGCTTGATGACATTAGCATCTGATAAAAGACAACAGATGTCAATGATTGGAGCATTTGCAATGGATCGCGCATGTAGAAAATGCTCTGCGCTAAAGCAACCATGCGATAGCGCATCATAAAACTACCCTGGCCACCGGCATTAAAAGCACCAGTTGCTGACTTACCCATATTGCCAAATCCGGTCGTTGTATCAATTATTGCTTGCTGAACAGATCCAAGTGAGTTCATCAGTGATTGCGAATTAATTTTCGCTTCTGCCATACTTGTCGCATCTTTAACAGATGTTGCTGCAACTTGTTCGGCATCCAGTCTGTGTGATGCAAGCTTTCTATTTCTGGTATCTATCTGCGCTCGACTTGCAGCAACTGGAAGTGGTTTTTCCTTAAATTCTGCGCTATTTTTAAGAAGCTCTTCAACAAGTGGCTGAAATAGCGGGCTTTGTTTTGCTGCTTGCAGTTCTTGAGCATTCCTCTGCATCCATCTTTGATATCTTCCAGTTGTTAATCGTTCTTCTTCGGCAAGATTAAGAATATGGGCACTAACACCCTGCCGAACAATTGTATTCTTTAATGCCCAGTGATCTCGTAATGCATCATTTTCTCTGCTTAAAAGTGTACTTCTTCTAGTGTCATCTTCTTCTGCATCTCTTGCTGCTACTTCGGCATTCTTTTTTCCTTGCCTAGTTTGATCATCCATATACTTCTTTGCTGCCATGTTATTATATGTTGGTTCTAGAGCTGCTGCCTCGGTATTTGCTCGTTTCCCAGCATCTGCAAGTCCAGGAAGCGATGGCTGTTTTGCTTCTGGTACTGGTAATTTTTCATAGCGGCCAAAATCAAGCTGATTGCCAGTTTCGGCAAGTTCTTGGAAAACGGCAATAACTTCTTTGACCTTTTCTGCTTCACCGGTGAGTTGATTAACTTTCTCTTTAACTTGCCCGATAAACTCGACGGCAAATGGCTTTGCAAATTCCGGTCCCTGCTGTACTGCCGCTGCCGATGCATCAATATTTTTCTGAAAATCTCTGCGTTCTTGTAGTGCTATATTGTTTGCAGCGGTCCATTTCTGCTGCTTTAGATATTTTTGCTGTGCTGCTTCCAAAGCCCGTCGGGCATCTGGGTCTTGAACCTGCTTGATAAATTCCGACCCATATTCTGGGGGCATATCCTGATAAATATTCTGCCCAGCGTAAAGTTTCGGATCTTTTGTAATTGGATTATCATATTGGTTTTTTGTCGACGCTTTAATTTCCGCAGTGATCAATTTCTGTGTAGCTAAAAGACTATTCGTTGTTTGAAGTTCTGCCGTACGGAGTTGAATGAGTTCTTTAACTGCTTGAACAGCAGCGGCATAGGTTTTTTCTGGTGCAAAAAGTTCAGCCTGACCCCCAATAGGAATTGCCGGATTGATATTGCCACCCGGTCCCATTCGGGTACCACCAGGGAAATATGCACCACCAGGAAGCTGTGTACCACCAAATGTTTTAATTCCTGCACCAGGAAGCTGTAACTGGAGTCCTTGACTTTCCGTTCCATATGCAGGTGTGAGGTCGGCAAAATGTTCTTGGGCACGTTCTGTATCGAGGATAATACTTTGGAGTCGAAGTGCTTCACCACCCTTCTCCTGAATCCAGCCAGGCATACTTGGTCGTCGAATAATCGTTGATACTTCTTCAAACTTTTTTCGACGATCGAGCAGGTCTTTTTCCAGGAGCTTTAATTCATCAATTTCTTTCTGATAGGTATTGTACATCTCCTTTTTGGAGATACTTTGCACTTCTTCAAGTGACTGAATATCCTTGCGAACTTTGCTAATTTGCCGATCAAGACCTCTAAACCGTTTCGGATCTTCCTTGAGGATTTCACTAGGGAGACCAATATCAGTCCCATACATATCCAAGAGATGCTGAGAAAAATTCTGCGCATCTTTGATCAGTTGCTCTCGTTGTTCCCGAGCAGCACCTGTAACCGACTTATCAATTCCTGGACCCTTCCAGGCAGTTGTAAGCCTTTCGGTAACAATATCGCCACCACGTTCTGCCGAGGCAATGCCAGGTGGAAGAACAGTATCACCTCGTCCAAATCGAGCAAGTTCTTTTTTCCGTACTTCTAGTTCTGCAAGCTGTTTATTGATTTCACTTTTTACACGTTCACCAGTCAACCCCTGGTCACGATATGTAGTCCAGTTTTGAATATTCGATTCGACTTTTGTGAGTGGTCCCCGATTCAATTCGGCAACAGCCTCTGATTGTCGCTTTGCCGCATTTAGACGGGAAGTCCATTGGTCGGCAGACTCTCTCGGCTGCTGCCGGTAAATATTATTTGATTGTTGCAGTAATTGAATCTGCTGCCGCTCAATACCAATTCCAGTTTGTTTCGACCGATTAATTTCTTCTTGCAGTTGAAGAAGTGATCGGCCTTGTGCTACAAGAGCAGCAGCACCAGCACCGGCACTTGCAGGCATTGATACAGACCCCAAGCCTTGAAGTGCCCGTTGAAGTAGCTGAACACCGGCTAAGAGTCCTTGGAGATTTTGGGTAATGGCAGGCAAGATCGACGAGCCGATCTCGCGAAATTGGAGGACAATGTCGATTTGATTTTCAGCCACATTATTAGCCGGAGCGACTTAGCGCACGCTGCTCGGTACCTATACCAGCTGCTGCCGCTCGAAGATCAAGCAGAAAGTCCGGTAGTGACCCCTTCGCTAACTGGCTCGGTCTCTGTCCGTACCTCTTCCCCACTAGGTCCAGGAGTTCCAGCGTCGTCACGTCTATCTCCTGGAAAAGGTAGTTCAGGATTTGATACCTCCACGAGCAGACCGGAATTGACCAGTAGCTTGTGCACTAAATCGATATAATCCGGTTCGATAAGATCGATGGAAATCTGTTCTGGTAGATGGTCACCAGGTGCTTTTTCTGTTGGCGTATAAATTACAAGGTCTGGACTGAATTCATAAATTCGATGAATTGATGCAACGAGCAAGCGGCGCATTGCTTCAATTGATCGCTGAATCTCATTTTGCTCTTGCTCTGTAAGGTCTCGTGCTTCGCCAGCTTTAAGATTTCGAAGTGCCTGAAGCTTGTTCTGTTCCCGAAAATAAAGGCCATAATGCTCGCCACGAAGTCGGCGCATTTGGACAACATAATCTTTGCCTTCAATTTTCGAAAATCCGGCAATCTGATGAAAAAATGTTCCGATTCGCTTATACTTGGCAAGTTGTACATCGATCTCTTCCGGGGTCATGAGCAATCTCCTTCGGTTGTAAGTGAGGTCTGCCCGTCCAATTGACGAACAGACCTCACTATCCTTTGCCAGAGTGTTTAGTAACTTGCGAACGTGTTAACCAGCGTGATGGTCATGGCAGTCTGACTACCGGTGTTGAATACGCCACGACCTGTAAAATCAACCGTGATTCGTCCACCATCACGAACCTGGACTGGGAATGTATCGTAGAGGAAGTTTGGTACGGTAATCGTCATCAGTGCCCCAGATGAGACCATCGAGGCAAGATGCACGATTAGTTGACCAACAGACTGTTGGGCAAACCGATTGTATTCCTGCAGGCTTTCCAAATCGCAGCGACCACTAATTCTGATGTTTGGTCGAGTTGTCCCACGGGCATATTTTGCCCACAGGGTTGAGGCATTGAGAATTGGAATGCCATCGCATGGATTGTCGGCAACGAACTGTAGCGTCTCAAAGTATTCCGGAGCAATTCCGGCAATTGAAACGCTAGCAATTGCCCACGTCCATGGTGTTCCCGTTGGCATCCCGGCAACTGCCGATGTGACGTTTGCCGTCATCAGTGATGTGACTCGGCCAAGTGACGCGAAGGTCGCTCGAACCAAGGCATTTGCATTGATATCCAACTGCATCCGTGGGAAGATACAATCGGTAAACTGGAAAGAGACGCTTTCGCCAGTTCCCCGATAGACTTCCATGGTATAGCAAGGAAGCGGAGACTTCCCACTCCAGTCAGCCAGCCGGAAGTTGAATGTATGGGCGTACCCAGATCCTAGTGCAGTGCTTGATGACTGCCCAAATGTTGACCGCATGAAGTGCCCAACCTGAATCGGATGCGGTTCAAGAACGATATCGCCCTGTGACCGCGTGATTCCAGGCAGGACACCTCCTTCTACAAGGGATGCCTGCAAACATTCAATCGTGAGACGATCCATCTGGTGAACCAAGGATTCCGAAACGAAACAAGTGTAGTTCCAGCTTGTCGTTGCTGTTCCAAAACTATTCTGTTTCGAAATTGCCATGTACGCTAGAGCACCAGTTGCCATGTACGTTCTTCCTTGCCACTAGGGCATTCCTACACTTCGGTCGTTGCCATTGCATCTACAGCAAGTCGTAACGATGCACCCATGATAAACCCAACGTCCGTGCGTCCACTTTCGAAGTCACCACCAACAAATCGGAATCGTTCACATGTTTGGTTGATTGTAACATTTGCCGAGATTGCTCGCTTGATCTTTCCGACAAAATCCTGATTCAGTCGGGCAGCTTCTTCCGGTCCTTGCATCGAAAAACAATAGGTATAGATTTCATAGGTAATTCGTTCTCGCTGCCGAGTTCCAGCAGCTAACGGACTCCCGACATCTTCCCAACTCAGGTAGTAAATGCCGCACCATGGCATGGATTCCGCCGACCGGGGAATTTCTTCGTTAATCACAATATTCATCGGGTCGGCAAGATCCATGACTGCTTCGTCATTTCTGATAATGTCTTGGATTTCTCTTGCTATTCCATAGTAATCAATTGCAGGCATGTGTTTTATTCCATAAACTCAAGGTTTTCGTAGATATATTTCATAATTTCTTTATTTGCAAGTGCCCGAGTTGTTGACGGTGATGGTAAAATCTTTCGGGGAGCTATCGCCCCATGTCGAACAATTTTGAAAAATCCAAATGGCGTTTGGCCAAATTCCTTCTTTGTCGCCCTTGCTTTCTGCATCGGTAGTGCCTTTGGTGATTTGATATTACTACGCCACATATGTTTGACTCTGGCCTTTGATGGTACATGCCCGGACATTGGATTTCGCTGTCCCTGCCATGGAAATGCGAGATAATCTTTTTTCTTCGCATCAATCCAATACAGGCCCGTCCCTTTTTCTGCATAAACCGCTTCCTTGAGCGGTGATCCAACCCGAATTTCTTTTGCACTTGCTTTGACAGTAAACGATTGACGAAGTTTCCCTTTGCCTTCAAGAATTTTTCCGGTTCCGCGACCAAGCGTTTTATTTGCAAAAATCGTTCCCGGTGTTAATGGTTTCCATGCTCGCTCGGCACCTTCAGCATCGAAGTTTTTCATAATCCAACTATGAATCCGCCACCCAACTTTATCGTAGAGTTTCTGTGGATTTGCCGATAAATGCTGATGATATTCATTGATTCGTCGAATGATACCGTCCAGTCCGGTAATCCAGATACCATTTGCTCCAGCAATACTCCTAACCATTGACTGGTTATAAAGTGCTGACCGGGGCAGAATTATTTCTGGATAATCATCGTATTTATTTAAGTCAGTGTTAAAATCAAGCTTAAAGGCCATCTCTCTACCTTTTTATTCTTTGCCACTATCCTGGGGCATCCTGGAGCCTCTGGAAACCTCTCTGGTTCCAGGTATTAGGTTTATTTTCCTCGCAACCTTGTATTTCGAATATCTGTTAACCGATTTGAATCGGCATACTGATCAATTGGATCATCTACATCGAAAGTGGTGAAGTAATTCATGGTATTGCTCCATGGCTGATCTATCGTACCGCCAGGTGTTAATGGAGCAAGTGTTGCCGATCCACTAATCAGTGGTTCGAGCATTGCATCGACATCGTCAAACCAATCTTTGACCCAATCCGATTTGTCTGACTTTTCTTGCGTATAGAACCGACGAAGGAGAAGGGCACAGACCCACGTTTCGGCAATTTCACGTAGGACTGGGTTTGAGTCAACGCTTAGTGGAAAGTATGTCGAATAGAAATGGGAAATTCGCGATTCGAGCCGAGCCTCGACACCGTTGAGGTAGGTGAAGACGACGTTCGAGGTGATCGTCGAGACCGACCCGATAGCAGGAAAGCGATTATAGCATCCACCAATTGTTCCGTAATTTGCCACTCCGGTATTCCCAGGCCACTTGGGCACGGGAATCAACTACTTTTATCGTCACTTTTATTATACTTACAATTGAGCAAGAAAGTTATGGAATAGTTGCTAAGGTCGTCCGACCGACCCGAAAGACCCCACGATTCACAAATGGATAGGCACTTCCGGCAATTGTCTTAAATGCTTTCCATTCATAGAGGTACCAGTCACAGGTATTTGGCATTGTCCACATAGTATAGTAATGAAATGGTCCACTTTGAATCGAAGAACTACTGTGGACAATTGTATTACTCTTATCATGGACAGAAAAAATCGGGGCACTCTCCGGGGCAAGCGAAGCCGTCCAGGTAAATTGGATTGTATCGCCAGTTTCATACACAATCGGTTGGGACATTGATTCATCGTCCTGTCACATTGGACGCTTCTGATTTCCCCGAGAAATCCGTTGCATTCCTATCTGGACACCAAGTGGTCGGTGCTCTGCAATTGCACTGATAATACTTCCAATCATTCGTGCCGGATAGAGTCCACCACGGGATCGTCCGATGCTACTTGGCGTTCCATCAAGAA